TGCTGATCGTGCTGCTGCTCGTCGGTGGCGGTTTAGGATATCGCGGCGGCTATTACGGATCGTATCCCTACTACGGCTACGGCATCGGCGGCATCGGACTCGTCGTCGTGGTGTTACTGGTTTTGCTGCTTTTGGGACGCATCTAAATCTCACGCCAGGATAAACTATCACGCCATGAGCAGACCGGCGGGCGTTCCGAACAAAGCCAGCGGCGCGATCAAGCTGCTCGCACAGGGCTATGGACCGGATGCCATTCGTCGCCTCGGCGATCTTGCCGGGCTTGGCGCGCCAGGCGCGATGGCCGAAAACGAAGCAACGCAGGTCATGGCGCTGCGTGAGTTGCTCGATCGCGGCTATGGCAAAGCGACAACCGTGCTTGGTGGCGATCCTGACAACCCGGTGACTTATGTCATCCGCGGTCCAACGCCAGTAGAGTCCACCACTGAATGGCTGCGTATATACGCGCCGAAGACCATTGATGCCGATGAGCAATAATGATATTCACTCCCGAATGAGTATGAGATACGGGACCGTTGAAGAACGCTTTTGGCGGTGTGTGCTGCCGGAACCAAACAGTGGATGCTGGTTGTGGGACGGCCCAGTAGACGATTTGGGGTATGGCAGGTTTCGCGTTGGCGACAGGAAAGAGCGCGCTCACAGGCTGTCATATCGCATGCACTATGGCGAAATCCCGACCGATCGTAGGGTGCTTCATTCGTGTGATGTGCCAGGCTGTGTAAATCCGGCGCATCTAAGACTGGGGACCGACGCAGATAATGTCGCTGATAAGGTGCTGCGAAACCGGCAGGCGGTCGGACGCAGATCGCCCAGCGCAAAGCTGACACCAGACCAAGTGCTGGCTATTCGCGCGACGGGCGGCGCAATGACGCATAGGGCACTGGGCGCGATGTATGGCGTGTCCAAGACAGTCGTTGGTCAAATCCTGCATGGCAGGAAGTGGAAACACCTAGTTGATAACATTCGTTAAGGATGATTACGAAACTATATGGAGTCCTCAGCCTGGACCACAGTCCTCCTTTGTAACGTGCCCGGTTTTTGAGGTGCTATTCGGTGGGGCAAGAGGCGGAGGGAAGACCGACGCGGTGTTGGGCGAGTGGGCGTTGCACTCAGCGGAATATGGCTCTGCCGCAGTCGGTTTGATGGTGCGTCGCACGCGCACCGAGCTTGATGAGACGTTCGAGCGTGCTCGTGCCATTTACGCCAAGATCGGTGCGCACGTAACCTATAGCCCGCGCCGCATCACCATGCCGAACGGCGCGCGCATCACATACGCCTATCTGGAGCGGGACGCCGACGCGGAATCATACCAAGGGGCATCGTATACACGAGTGTATGTCGAAGAGGTCGGCAACTTCCCGAGCCCGGCGCCGATCATGAAACTCATGGCCACATTGCGCTCTGGCGGCGGCGTTCCTGTGGGGATGCGCCTGACAGGCAACCCTGGAGGGTCAGGGCATCAGTGGGTTCGCTCGAGGTACGTCGACCACGCGCCGCAGGGCTGGCAGATCATCACCGATCCCAGCACCGGCCTCGAGCGGATGTTCATTCCTAGCCGCGTGGAGGACAACAAGTATCTCGGGGCAGATTACGTCCAACGTCTCAGGGCGTCAGGATCGCCAGAATTAGTACGCGCGTGGTTGTCCGGTGATTGGAGTGTGGTCTCAGGAAGCTTCTTTCCGGAATTTTCTCTCGACCGCCACGTGATCGCGCCGCGCACGCTGCCGCAGCACTGGGCGCGGTTCCGCTCGTTCGACTGGGGCTCCGCCCGCCCGTTCGCCTGCCTGTGGTGGGCAGTGTCCGACGGCTCCATGCACGACATCGCGCGCGGTGCGCTGGTCAACTACCGCGAGTGGTATGGCATGCGGCCCGGCGAGCCGAACGTGGGATTGAAGCTGACGGCGGAGGCGGTCGCCGCCGGCATCCGCGAGCGCGAGACCGACGATCCGCAGCCGATGAACGGTGTGGCTGATCCGGCGATGTTCGCCGAGGACGGCGGCCCGAGCATCGCACAACGTATGCACCAGGTCGGCGTGCATTTCCGGCCGGCGGACAACAAGCGCGTGCCGCAGCGTGGCGCGATGGGCGGTTGGGATCAGGTGCGCTCGCGGCTGGTGGGCGATGCCGACGAGCGTCCGATGCTGCTGCTGTTCAGCACGTCGCGCGATCTGATCCGCACGCTGCCGGCGCTGCAGCACGACGATGCGCGGCCCGAGGATGTGGATACCGACATGGAGGACCACGCACCGGACAGCCTGCGCTATGCGTGCCTGTCGCGGCCGTTCGTGCAGGATGCGCCGCCGGTGGTGGTGCGCGATTCCTGGGATGTGGCGTTCCAGCGTGCCGCGATGGCGGAGGCGCCGGACAGCTGGCGCGTAGCATAGGGAGCATACGATGCCATTTGACGGACTGCCCGACGGACTACTGAGCGACATGGTGAAGTTGCGCGTCGCGCTTGAAGGCGTGCGTGACGGGTTGTGGTCGAACCGCGCGATCGGCGGCCGGGAGATCGGCGGCCGGCCGCCGGCGCCGCACTGCACGATCGGCTGGCTGCTGGTTGCCACCGACTGGGACCGCGACGAGACCACCAGGCTGGCGCTGGATTATGTCTATCCGGTGCTGCCGGAGAAGGCGCGCAACGACAACAAGCGACTGTGGTCAATCTCGAATTACAACGACCGTGGATCGCGCAAGCGGGTCGTTAAGCTGCTTGAGGATGCGGTCAGCCGTGCGGAGCAACAGGTGCTCGGCTGAATGATTGGATCAAACACGGAGGCCTTGCGCCGCTTCTAGAGGATGATGCGGACGACGTGCTGCTGGGGCTGCTGGCGCGGGATACCGAGCCGCCACTGCATTACGGCCCGAACCGAACGCCGCGCGCTGAGCCGCTGCGGGACTATGACAGGTTCGACCGAGCCGAGTTCGTGCGCCACATGCGCGGACGCATTGATGCCCGCGATAGAGAACGCGAGCGAGCAGCGCGCAGGCGACGAGAGGCCGAGGAGGAGCGACGCAGCGCGGAGGAGGCCCGCGCTCTGCTCTGGCGTGAGCGAGAGCGCCGTGCCCTCGATGACATTATGCGGTCGGAGGAAGCGGGCGGGCACTTCGCACCGCCGCCGCCCCCCAGGCCGCCAGCGCCGCCAAGGCAGTCCGGCGATACCGTCACCATCAGGCTGCCGGAACCCTGGCAGCCGCCGCTATCGATACCGCCCGCATATCAGCAATGGCACAATGTCGAGCCGTGGTTCCATCCAGCCAGGACGCCGACGCCTGACGACGTGCACGAGATCGCGCTGTATGCGATGCACTACCTCACCGCCGCCCTGCGACCGACGTGTGATGGCCTGCTCTGGCTCGGCGGTCAGCAGACCGCCATCGTGTGTGATCGCAACGCCGACGCCATTGCCGGCGCACTGATGCGGTTCAGCCGGGCGCTGCCGGCAGGTGCTGTGCTGTCGACCGAGACCGACCTGATGCCGGCGGGCGTTGTCGGCACGGAGGCTACCTCGCGGTTCCTCGCGGTGCGCGTGCTCTCGATCGACGAGGGCCGCAAAGTGGAGATCGGACTGACATGGGATCTGATACCGCCATGACCGGCCGCGAGTTTATGCGCGATGCCGCCGACAACCCCGACAAGTGGGCCGACGCGATGATGCAGAGCGCCGAGCGCGAGGGCTACGCGGTCGACCGCGAGTGGCTGCTGCGCTGGCTCAGCGACGCCATCGACGCCGGGCGCAGATCCAAGCTGCCGCCGATCAATCCCGAGCAGTAGCAGACCAGATACCGAGGAGTAGCAGAGCGATGCCGACCATCTTGGATAAAGCGGTCAGCCGCATTCAGCAGCGCGGCGTGAAGGCCAGCAGCGCATACCCGATCGCGGTTGCGAGCTTGCAGAAGGCCGGCGACCTCAAGAAAGGCAGCCTCAAGGCGACCGCCAAGGGCGCGGCCCGCGGTGCGATGTCGGTAGCAAAGCGGGCCGCGACACGCGGGAAGTAGCATGAGCGCCTCGACCTCCCTCACCGTCACCACGCGCCGCCGGAACGACTGGCCCGATGCCGTCGCGTCGCTCAACGACAGCGACACCGACAAGCCGCGCGATGCCGACGAGCAGCATATCCGCATGGTAAGGTGGTTCGAGGAGGCCGAGCAATCGCAGCTCGATGCGCGGCAGTTGGCGATGCGGGATCGCTGCTATGTGGATGGCGACCAGTGGACCACGCCCGAGCGCGACGAACTGCGCAAGCGCGGCCAGCCGGTCATCTCGATCAACTACTGCCGCAGGAAGCTCGACCTGCTGTGCGGCCTCGAGCGCAAGGCGCGCACCGATCCGAAAGCATTTCCTCGCACGCCGGCCGAGGACGAGCGCGCCGACGCCGCGACCCAGGCATTGCGCTATATTGCCGACGACAACGACTTCCAGGCGCTGCGCAGCCAGGTGTTCGACAATATGTTGGTCGAGGGCTTCGGCGGGCTCGAGGTCGGCCTCGAGGACGACGGCCAGGGCGGCGCCAACATCACGCTCGCGCATGTCCCGTGGGACCGCATCTGGGTC